CCACCGATGTGATCACCGTGGCCAGCCATGGCCTCAGCGATGGCGATGCTGTCACCGTCACGGTGGACAGCGGCGGCACGATGCCCGGCGGCCTAACGGCCGGCACCCTGTATTACGCCGACAGCGTGACCAGCTCCACCATCACGCTGCACACTGCCACACCGGTGGCCAGTGGCAACAAGGTCAACATCACCAGCACGGGCAGCGGCACTTTGCGGGTGCGCAAGTGCGCCGGCAGCGTTTACGGCATCCTGACCGAAACCAGCGCGGTGACCATCAGCGACGGCCAGACCATTGGCTATAGCGTCAAGCTGGCCGTGAACGACTGATGGCTGACGCCCAGGTTCAGGTCCAGGTGAACGGCAGCAACCGCACCGCAGCATTGCGGCAGCGGTTGCAGGAGGTGGTGGAAGCGAACCGGATTGCGCTGAATCTGCGGCAGCAACAGCGCAACCTCGAAGTCAAGGTGAGCCGTGGTCAGGCCTAGGGAGCGGTACCGCTACGGGGCACGGCGCAGGAGGGCTCGACTAGATCCGGTGTATCTGGTGGGATCAGTCGGGACCTCCCTAGGCGCGACTAACACTTTGCCCTCTGCTTCTTTTGAGGTGTTTACGGGATCACAGGGCAAGGTGGCTGAGTTCACGCCATGGGAATTAAGCCCCTTGCCATTGGCATCAATGGCCGACCCTGGCATCACTACGAGCATCAGCGAGACACTTCTAGACATTTACTCGCAGATCACAATTGACAACACCAGCTGGATTCCAATCCGCGACAACAGGATCAACTTAATTTATGATCAGCTGCTCGACGGCATACTGTATTGTTGTTTTACGCGTGTCTCAAAAGTCATTGGGAGCGCAGCAGTCAACTACACATTGACAAGCATTATCGGCAGTCAAACGCCGGGAACGCAGGCGCAGGGGAACGTTCACTCGTCTTTACGTTGCGACATGATCACGGTCGCAGTCAATCTTGGCACTGGCGAGATCGGTCACGCCACGACCCTCTTGTATGAAAACCAATTGACAGTTTATGGATGGGCAGGACAAGGATTTTATCGCTGGAGACATAATGGTTCATTTTATGGATTTAAAGAAAGTGTTGCGGCCACCATGCCGATAGGCCATCCATTCAAAAATTGTGGCGAAGCAGCTTGGAGCTTTATTCCAAGCACAGGCATGCCAATGAGTGCAATTTACAACTTCGGATTGAGCCAGGTTGGGAGTCTTGATTTTGACACCAGCGTCACAAGCACAGGCGAAGGAGTGCTGGCTCAGATGCCGTACCCAATTGATTTCTCCCGGACCGCCTTCGCAACAGCAATTAACATTCGCCTTGGAGGCCTGCGCGGGTTTGATTCAACCGAGCGGCAACGCCTCTTCAGCTACTGGAGCGGCTATTACGAGTGGAGCGACCTTAGCGATCCGTGGTTTACCTGCGATGGCTATGCGCTACTGGGCGAGCGGGTCCAGGAAAGCTATGGGGAGTACAGCCCTGACGCATTGGTACCTCGCGAAGAGCTGCTCATCCTTGATGGTCTAGGTGAGGACCAGGAGCCCATGGCTCAGGACCCTACGGCCGAGCCTGCGACATCACTGCCGGGCGGCACGATGACCGGTTATCCAACCAGCAATTCGATCTATTTCAGAGAGGCGCCAACGCGCCCCTCGCTCGCGGGCAGCGATTTGCGTTATTTGAAATACCATTATTTGATCAATTCTTGATTGCAGCTAACCTGATCTGCAGTTGTCTGTTTTTATGGCTGAGTTTGACGCCGAACCGCAAGCGCCCGAACCAACGGCTAGCGCTAATGAAGCCTCAATTGAGCCCTTGAATCAGCCGGGCCTAGAGGCCCTGGCCAAGGAGCGCGAAGCACGCAAGGCCGCAGAGCGGCGCCTGCAGGCCATTGAGCAACAGCTGCAAGGCCTTGACCCCGATCAGCTGCGCAACATCAAAGAAGCCCAAGAGCGTGAAGAACGCCTCAGGGCTGAGATGGATCAGCGCATCAAAGAAGCCGCCGAGGCTGCCAAGGCCGAAGCCATCGCCCAGGTCAAGGTCAAAGACCAGAAGCTGGCCGAAGCGCTGGCCGAAAAGTCGGAGCTGTATCGCCGCCAAGCCCTGGCCAATGCTTTTCAAGTGGCCGGTGGCCGCAGTGGTGGCGCCGACGATGGCACCACCTATTTCGATGCGCTAATGGGCGCGGTCGGTAGCCGCTTCAAGGTCACCGACACTGGCGAGGTGGTGGTCACCAATGCCAACGGCGACGCCATGCTCACCGACAACGGCGACCCCATGGCCCCGGTGGCCTACCTGGAGCAGCTCAAAGCCCACCCGGTCTACGGCCATTTCTTTGCCCCTACCAGCAATGGCCACGGCGGTGGCATGCGCGGCAGCGGCAACCCCATTGCCGGCAGCTTGCAGGGCATGAGCGCCCTCGACAAGATCAGCTTCGGGCTGGGCTCATGAGCACGCTGGATCTGCCCTTTGTCGTAGCCCCGCAGAAGGTCAAGCGGCAACGGATCGGCACCAAAGCCACCGGCGTCCTTGAACTGCCGGTGCTGGGTTCGCTGCAGGTGGGCGAGGTGATCACCGTCAGTGATCTCACCGATGAAGAGGAATCGTCGGTGGTGCTGGCGGCCAAGCTGGCGCAGCGCATCAGCGCAGAGCAGCAGATCAGCGTCTCCGAAGCCTTTGCCCTGGTGGAAGCCGCTGCCTTGGGCAAAGAGATGGGCGCAGAGCAGGACGCAATTCGGCTGCAGTATCTGCCGGAGGTGGCAGCCCTGACCAAGAGCTGGGTGGAGCGCGGGCGCCGGCGCATGCTGGCCAGCGTGACGGCCTTGATTCAGCACCGGCTGGAGCGGCCCGAGTGGACCATGGCCGAGACAGTCAAGCTGCCGCAGCCATTGATGGAAGCGCTGTTTGCCTTCTTTGAAGCCGAGCGCACCGCTGCCGAACCTGACAGCGCGGCACCGCCATCAGAGGATGAGATAAAAAAGCCGCTGCCGGTGGATGGCAACCCAACCGCCTGAACTGGGGCGAGGTGTTTTGGACCTTGTGCCGTGCCTTCCCCGGCCAGTTCGATCGGCGCAGCTTCGGGCGTGAAAAGGCCACCGTGGTGCTGTCGGCCTACCGGCAGTTGCACGAGCTGCAACGCGCTGAGCTGCAGCTGAACGAACTGCAAGGGGCCCAGATCAGCAGCCTGCTGTTCAACATCAACCGCGATCAGAAAAAAGCCAAGGCCACCAGCTACCGCGACTGGTGCTTCTTTGCTGCAACTGAGCAGGTCAATGACAGCGACGCGCTGCCGGCTGTGGTGGCGCACGTTTGCCTGGCCTTACGGCATGAGGGCAAGCTGCCGCCGCTGCTGGTGGCGATCTGGCGCGAGGTGGTGAAGCAGGCCAAGGGCAGCGCGGGCATGCCCGAGGTGCGGGCGCTAGCAAGCGACGATCGCTCGGTGGTGCTGGTGGCACCTGTGTGGGAAGGGCAGCACCTGCGCAGCTTTCTGGCCGCCAAGGGGCACAGCGGCGGCGAGGTGATCGAGCTGCAGGACCTGGACCGGCCGCTGCTGCGCTACCGCATCAAGCTGCCCGAGCGGATCATGCCGGTGCATTTTGAGGCCGGTGTGCTGCTGCTCAACCAAGAGGCCAGCAGCCAGCGGTTGCTAGGGGCAACTTGAACGAAAAGGCCTCGGCGTGGACATTCTGGCTCTGCGGGGCGCCCTGGCCTCGGCGCTCACCTCCTACCTCGGCACCTACACCCTGGGCAACGGCAGCACCACGCCGGCGCTGGTGGTGCGGGACCCTGGCGCTGGCTTGCAGGCCGGCACCACGGTCAGCGGCCTAGAGGTGGTGATCAACAGCGTGCCGGAGCTGGAGCAGCGGCAGCAGTACAAGAACAGCCCCTTTGTCCAGACCTGGATTGTGGTGCTGCTGGACTGGGGCGGCGGTGATTTAGAGGGCGCCACGGCGCTGGTGCAGTCGGCATTTGCGGGCACGACGGCAACCATCCTGGCCGTCACCGAAGACATTGGCCCCAAGCGCCAGAGCGAGCTGCGCATTCCGCTGCAGCGTGAGGGCGGATCACCAGCGTTTCAAATCCCGCCCAGCCTGCAGGTGCAAAGCGTCAACGGGCAGGTGGGCCATGTGTCGCTGGGCCTGAGCGACCTGGACGATGTGAACAGCACCGGGCTGGTGGATAAGGCGCTGCTGGTGTGGGATGCGGCCACCAGCCGCTGGAAGGTGAACCAGCACACCACGCTCACCATCACCGATGGCGGCCATTGGTGAGGGCAACTTTGGGACACAGCCTGTAAGCGTCTGTGGCTAACACGATTCGAATCAAACGCCGCGCCATAGGCAGCGGCAGCGGCGCCCCCAGCAGCTTGGCCAATGCCGAGCTGGCATTTAACGAAGACAGCCAGGTTCTGTATTACGGCCTGGGCACTGGTGGCGCGGGCGGGACAGCCACCAGCGCGCTGCCGATTGGCGGCCCTGGGGCGTTCATCTCCAGCGCCACCACCCGCAACGCGAATCTGGTGTTTGCGGGCCCAGCCAGTGGCTCTGCAGCCGCGCCGAGCTTTCGCAGTTTGGTGGCCAATGACCTGCCGGATCTGAGCAGTGTGTATCTGGCCCTGGCGGGCGGCACGGTCGGCGGGAACCTGACGGTCAGCGGAAACCTCACCGTCAACGGCACCACCACAACGATCAACTCCACCACGGTGTCGGTGGACGACAAGACGTTTGAGCTGGGCAGCGTGGCCAGCCCGGATGACTCCACCGCCGATGGCGGCGGCCTGGTGCTCAAAGGGGCCACCGATAAGACCTGGCTTTGGGTGGATGCCACCGATGCTTGGACCAGCTCTGAACACGTCAACCTGGCCAGCGGGAAGGCGTTCTATGTCAACGGCACGCAGGTGCTCAGCGGCAGCGCCCTGGGCTCGGGCGTTACCAGCAGCAGCCTGACCAGCGTTGGCACCATCGGCACTGGCACTTGGCAGGGCACCACGGTCGCGGTGGCCTACGGCGGCACTGGGGCGACCACGTTGACCGGGCTGGTCAAGGGCAACGGCACCAGCGCGTTCACCGCAGCGGTGGCCGGCACCGATTACCTGAGCCCCAGCTCAGCGATTGATGGGGGGACCTTCTAATGCCCCGCCTGGCCAAAATCCTGATCCGCCAAGGCACCACCACCCCAGCGGCAGGTGACTTTGATGTGGCCGAACCGGCCTGGGACAAGAGCGCCGGCAAGCTGTACATCAAGAACGCTGCCGGCTCCATGGTGGAGATCGGCGGTGGCGGTGGAGGCGGGACAGCTGGCCCGATCCTGCAGGCCGCCTACGTCATCAGCCAGAACGTCACGCTGGCTGCCAATTATCACGGGCTGTCGCTCACTTCAGTGGAGGTGGGCAGCGGCTACAGCGTTGAGGTGCCTAGCGGTGCCACCTGGACCATCGCGGCTCTTTAGTCATGCCTTACGGATCCGTCAAAGTTGACAGCATCGTCACCAGCACCAAGACGGTGACGGTGGACAACTTGCTCGACAACAGCGCTGGCAGCATCACCAGCACGATGATTGCCGATGGCACCATCGTCAACGCCGACATCAATGCCAGCGCCGCGATTGCTGACACCAAGCTGAGCACAATTAGCACAGCTGGCAAGGTGGCCAACTCAGCCACGACAGCAACCAACGCCAACACGGCTGGCGCGATCGTCGCTCGGGATGCGTCGGGCAACTTCTCGGCCGGCACGATCACCGCAGCGCTGACGGGCACCGCCAGCACGGCCACGGCATTGGCCACGGCTCGCAACATTCAAGGTGTTGCCTTTAATGGGACCGCCAACATCACGGTGGTTACAGCTGGAACGGGGATCACTGTTAGTGGCACGCAAGTGGCAGTTGATTTAAGTGACTCCACTAGCTCAACAAGCACAACAACAGCAGCCACGCCTAATGCGGTGAAGTCTGCCTATGACTTGGCCAATAGCGCTTTGCCCAAAAGTGGTGGCACCATGACTGGTGCGATCACTTTTAACGCAACACAAACTTACCCAAAAATTCCTGCAAATACACAAACAACGGCTTACACTTTGGTCGCCAGTGATGCTGGCAAGCACATTAACATCACAACCGGCGGCGTAACTATTCCATCCGGCATTTTTTCAATTGGCGACGCCTTAAGCATTTACAACAACAGCGGCAGCGATCAAACAATTAGCCAGGGGTCTTCAATAACATTGCGCAAAGCCGGGTCAGGAGACACCGGCAACCGCACCATAAAACAATACGGAATTGCTACTATTCTTTGCGTTGCAAGCAATGAGTTTGTTATTGCGGGAGCGGGGCTTAGCTAATGTCAATTATTCAATTATTTGCCGCTGGTGGCGCTGCTGAGCCAGAGCCAGTCACGGTGCAATATGTTGTAGTTGCAGGTGGCGGGGGAAGTGTTTCAGGCGGAGGAGGTGGCGGGGGTTATCGTAGTTCAATAACTGGTGAAAGCAGTGGTGGCGGGGCTGCGACTGAGCAAGCATTGTCATTGTTGACACTAACCCAATACTTTGTTGTTGTTGGAGCAGGGGGAGCAGGAGGAGAAAGTTATAGCAATGGCAGTGCCAGCAGTTTCCATGACATCACTTCAGTTGGAGGGGGCCGTGGGGGCGTGGCAGCAGGGGGCGGCAGCACTGGAGGCAGCGGGGGTGGCGGTGGCGCCAATCAAAGCAACTCCGGAAGTGGCCCTGGAACCGCCCAGCAAGGGTATGCAGGTGGCAACGGTGCTGGCAATACACCAACTGAATGGTATTGCCCGTATCTTCCAAGCAGGCCCGAATGCCAGCCTGGCGCTGGTGGCGCTGGTGGTGGAGGCGGCGCTGCACAAGCTGGTGCCAATGGCACTGTTGGGACTGACGGGCCAGGCGGCGCAGGCGGCAATGGCGTCTATAGCACTGCCTTTAGCAGATACTTAGCAGGTGGCGGTGGTGGACAAAACACGAACACTGCACTGGCCCCGGCCGCAAATGGCTTAGGCGGCGGCGGATCTGCAAACACTGGCGGCGGCGGCAGGGGGTCATCTGGCGGCTCTGGAATCGTATTGCTACGCGTTCCGTCTTCTTTTTCATTGGCATTAACTACTGGCACGGTCAATACAAGCGTGGTCGGCAGCTTTCGTCATTATGAATTTCTTTCCTCTGGCTCAATTATTTTCTAACCATGGCGCACTTCGCTCAACTAGACAGCAGCAACACAGTCATTCAAGTCATTGTTATTTCTAATGACGAAATAATTGACGCCGCTACGGGACTTGAATCCGAAGCCAAGGGCATTGAAATATGTCAATTTATTTTTGGGCCCACAACCCGGTGGGCCCAAACAAGCTATAGCGGCAAAATACGCGGTCGCTTTGCCGGCCTAGGATTTATCTATGATGAAGATCAAGACATATTTATGGCACCAAAACCCTACTCAAATTGGGTTTACAACTTTGATCTTAATCAGTGGCAGGCGCCTATTGCGCGCCCAGATGATGGGCTCCCCTACTACTGGGATGAGCCATTAGGCATTTGGGTTCTTGCGACTCCGCCAAGCATTAATTGAAAGCAGTGAGCAACGGCACCGCTAAACGCGGATATGCACGGCAACTGAAAGCACGGCTCACACGCGACGTGGGGCCCTGTCAGATGGCGCGATGCCGATGACGCCCAGCCCATTCATGTCTGATGGTGCGATGCCAAGGACATCAACCACCTCAACCCTTTTGACCCGTGGCACTCACTACCCTTGAGTCCGGCAAACTCGGCCGGCAAAACACCCTCAAAGAGGGCATCGTTGAAATCTTCCGCGAAGGCAAGCTCTATGCAGCTATGCCCCAGCTGTCCGTCACTGGCACCGGCATCCACTACAACCAAGAGCAGACCCTTCCTGGGATCGGCTTTCGTGGTGTGAACGAGGCCTACAGCGAGAGCACCGGCATCATCAACCCCCAATCCGAAGCGCTCAAAATCTTCGGTGGTGACGTTGACATTGACCTGGCTCTGGAGGCCATGCAAGGCCAAGAGATCCGCACCGCCCAGGTGGCGATGAAGGTCAAGGCTGCCCGCCTCAAGCTGGAGAAGACCCTGATCAAAGGCGATTCCACCAGCAACGTCAACGAGTTTGACGGTCTGCAGGCCCGCATCCCCTCGGGTTCGTCGCAGCTGATCACCAACGCTGCCAACGGCGGCGGCATGAGCCTGGCAGCTCTTGATGAGCTGATCGACGCAGTGGACGAAACCGTGGGCAGCCCTGTGCTGATCATGAACCGCACCCTGCGCCGTCAGCTGTCCGCTGCCGCTCGCGTCACCTCCGCTGTGGGCAACCTGCAGTACGGCCAAGACGCCCTCGGCCGTCAACAGCTCAGCTACAACGGCATCCCCATCCTGGACATCGACCACGATGAGGCTGGCGTTCAAATCCTGGCCTTTAACGAGACCCAGGGTTCAAGCAGTGCTTGCAGCTCGGTCTACTGCGTTGCAGCGGGTGTTAACGGCGCCACGCTGATCACCAACGGTGGCATCGGCGTGCGTGACCTTGGCGAGATCGACACCAAGCCGGTGCGTCGCATCCGCGTTGAGGCCTACCTGGGCATGGCGGTGTTCCACCCTCGGGCGATTGCTCGCTTGGCTGGCATCACCAATGCAGCAGTGGCTGCCTGATTGTTCTTTCACCCCTCATTGAGGATCTACCCATGCCTGTTGCAACTGGAATGAGCGATCGCCGGGGTTACCTGCGCGACGCCAACCTCGAACTGCTGGCCGCTAGCGCCGTCAGCGCCACCCAGACCGGCAGCGAAGTCACCTTCGATGCTTCATCGCTGCACTTCGGCAAAGTTGTGATCGCCTCGGGCGGTTACAGCTCTTACACCGCCGGCACTGCCGAATGGACCGTGGCATTCCAAGCCGCGACCGCTGCAGGTGGCACCTTCGTCGCCATTGAGTCGATCGTGCTGCCTGCCACCGCCAAGACCATTGAAGTCCCCTTCTCTGGTCCTGAGGTGACCCAGCGCCTTGGCGGCCGTGCCGCTGTGGTGAGAGGCGTGCTGACCAAGACCGGTTCGCCCGGCACAGCCACCGCCACGGTCTACATCGCCAAGTGATGTCGGCCTTTCCGGTCACCCTCACCCACCCGGACACTGGGGCCATTTACATGGCCTCAACCCGGCTGGAGTTGATGGAAGCCCTGGCCAATGGCTGGACGCTGACCGCCCAAGAGCGTGAAGCGATGGTGGCCAAGACCAGCGGCAAACGCAAAGCCAAAATGGCAAGTTCACCTGAACTCACAGACGAAACCGTCTAAGAGTGGGAGGGAACGCCTAACCCCCGCAGCTCGCGGGGGTTTTTTGTAGCAATGGCACCTTAAGCAGACCAGCCAATTGCTCCGTGTTGGAAGTCGCTGCAGCCGTCATTGGGGCTGCCATCACCGTTGGGGCCATGGGCATTGGCTCCAATGCCAAGCGATCAGCGGAGGGCAGGGATGCGGTGATTCGGCTCACCGCTGCAGTTGAGAACGTGGCAACGCGGTTGGAGACGTTGCACGTGGACATCAAAGCCGATCGCCGGGAAACTTACACCCGGCTAAACAGCATTGAACAACGGGTCGCCAAACTGGAGGCAAAGTAGTGAAAGCCTCCGATCTCAAGATTATCCGGCACAGCCCAGAACTGACTGAGATCCGCATCCCCTACGGCCACAGCGACACCCGCGAGTTTTTGCTCGCCAGTGACATTCACCTGGACAACCCGCATTGCCAGCGGGACCTGCTGAAAAAGCACCTCAAGCAAGCCCAAGGACGCGGCGCCCATGCGTTGATGTTTGGCGATGTGCTTTGCATGATGCAGGGCAAGCATGACCGGCGTGGCAGCAAAGGCAGCATTAGACCGGAGCATCTTGGCGGCAACTACTTCGATCTGGTGATCAAAGAATGCACTGATTGGCTGGCACCATTTGCCAAGACCATTGTCATGATCTCAGATGGCAATCATGAAACAGCAATCATCAACCACAACGAAATTAACCCTTTGGCAAACCTGACCGAACGCCTCAGGGAAAAGCACAACAGCCAGGTAGAGCATATGTCCTATCAGGGTTGGATCTGGTTCACCTTTCACCGGCACAATGACAATGCCAAGGTGCGGCGCTCAACCCTGTTCTTTCATCACGGCGCCTGGGGCGGCATCATCAGCAAAGGCGTCATGGGCGGCGGCCGGTATGCGTCGATTGCGCCTGATGCCGATGTGATTGTCAACGGCCACAACCATGAGCGCACGATCGTCTCCCACCCGTGTTACCGCATCAGCCAATCTGGCAAGCAACGGATCAATCAACGCTGGCACCTGCAAACCGGCACCTACAAAGAAGAGTTTGGCTCTGGTGGCGGCTGGGCCGTTGAAAAAATTGTGATGCCCAAAAGCCTGGGCGGCCTGTGGCTCAAGTTAAAACCCACCAACGATGGCGTTGAAATCAGCGTCGAACCAGCTGTTTGAGTGCCGGCAACTTTGATCAGGTCACTCCTGCTGTATGGACTTCCTGCATCATCCGGCATTTTGGATTGTGGTTGCTGCCGCATCTGAGCTGATTGCTCTCTCGCCGCTGAAGAGCAACAGCATTGTGCAGCTGGTGTTTCAAATCCTGCATCTGCTCAAAGCAAAAAAGGGCTGATCGGCTTTGGTCAGCCGCTATGGCAGCGGCGCTTTGAGCAAGCCATGCGCCGCTGGTGGTTTGAGCAAACGCTGCCGCAAAAGCTGGACCAAGCCGAAGCCGACTGGCATGCCGCGCAACCCAAGTCAGCCCAGCCAGTGATCGTCAACGAACCGATTGACGACCCGCTGCAAACCGGCGACAGCCGCCTACTGGGCGGTCCGATGTCCATTCATGCCCCGTGGCGCCGTGACTAAAGGGACCATCAAGCTGCGCGACTTCTTTGCCCATTTCAAAGGCGAGCCGCATCAACTAGCAGCGGTGGAGCAGCTTCAGGCTGCCTTGCCGCCTGAACTGCTGCAGTCCAATGCTCAATGGGTGGAGACGTTCCGCGCTGCACCCAAAACCAAGCCGCCCTTGATCACGCCCAACACCTGGGATGGCGTGAGCAAAGCAGCGCAGCAAGCCGGCGCCCGTTACCCCGAAGTGGTCGCTGCGCAGTGGGCCTTGGAATCAGGCTGGGGCAAACACACCAGCGGCACCCACAACTATTTCGGCCTCAAAGGCCCTGGCACCAAGACCAAAACGCAAGAGGTGGTGAACGGCAAAACCATCACCATCACTTCAGAGTTTTTGGACTTTGCCAGCCTCGACACCTGCGTGGAATATCTCGTTGATCGCTGGCATCGCGATTGGATGGATTACAAAGGCGTCAACAATGCAACTACCCGCGAGGAGGCGGCCCGCAGCCTGGTGGCCCAGGGCTATGCCACCGACCCGGCCTATGCCGACAAGTTGATTGCGCTGATGGCGCAGCAGGCCCCGGCCAAAGTCAAACCGCAGCAACAACAACCGGGCACCGTGTTGAAGGTGCCCTATTTCAATCAGCGCGATTCGCTCATGCCTGAGCTGGCAATGCGCATGTGCTTCTCCAGCAGTTGCGCCATGATGCTTGCCGCGCTCAAGCCTGGCAGCATTGACGGCCCAGCTGCCGATGACCAATACCTCAAGCGTGTCTTGCGCTATGGAGACACCACTGACGCCGCCGCTCAGCTAAAAGCCTTGGCCAGCTACGGCATCAAGGCTCGGCTAGTCCAAAATGCTTCTTGGGCCACCTTGGAGCAGCAGCTGCACAAAGGCATCCCTGTGCCTTGTGGCTTTCTTCACCATGGCTCGGTGAGCAAACCATCAGGCGGCGGTCATTGGCTTTGCGTGATTGGCATCACCGCCAAAGCCATCATTGCCCATGATCCTTTTGGCGAAATGGATGTGGTGAATGGCACCTACCTCAACGCCAAAGGCAAGGAGGTGGCATACAGCAAAGCCAACTGGGGCCCGCGCTGGATGGTGGAAGGCCCCTCAACCGGCTGGGCGATCCTGGCCCAACCGTGACTGCACCGCATAAGCAGCGCAAGCCATCTCATACCAGCACCAGGCTTGCCAATCCTGGCGGTGCTCCTTCACCATCCCGGCATAGGTCACACGCCAAAGCACACCGTCTGGCAATTGCAGACGCTCGATCGTTGGCGCCGGCACTGGCAACTCACCCTGTCCCCGTAGGTTGCCGCCATGGCCTGGGGTGAGTGGATGGTGCCCCAGCTGGGGCCAGAGCACCTGCTCACCTTGGAGCGCCAGCGCCGGGTGATCGAGACCTATGACCTCAAACAAGCCCAAGCCATGCTCAGGCAGCTGTGTGAGCTGAGCGCACGGCAAGACCTGATCATCAGAGGTGCCGTCAAGCGCATTGCAGAGCTGGAGTGCCAACAGGCACTGGGGCATGGCTCAACTTGAGCCGCAGCAGCCTCAACGCTTGCGCTGAGATCTGCCGCACCCGCTCCCGGCTGACGCCCATGTCCTTGGCAATTGCCTCATAGGTGTCAGGCCTTGCGAGGAAGTAACGGCGACGCAACACGTCCTGCTGCTCTGGCCGAAGGCACTCCATTGCTTTGGAGATGTCCGCTGCCTGGGTGCCAATTTCATCGGCATAGCTCAGGCCCATAGGCGCATCAGCCACAAGGTCCAGAAATGTGCCGCTATCGCACCCACGCATCGATGCATCCAGGCTGTGAACCGGGGCAACATGCTGCATGTAGCGCTTGAGCGTGGCCATCGGCACCTGGGTGTGGGCAGCAACCAACTGCAACGGTGGCAGCACCTGATGCTCCTGCTCATGGTCAAACATGAACTCAGAGGCCTTGTTGATGATCCGGTAGGCATGCTCCGGCAACCGAATGTGCTTCCCCTTGCTGTTGATGCCCCGGCTGATCGCCTGACGAATCCAAGCAAACGCATAGGTGGAGAACTTGTAACCCCGGCTGGGGTCAAACTTGACGATGGCCCGCTGCAGGCCAATCATCCCCTCTTGAATCAAATCCTCCGGCAGCAGGTTGCCCCCGACGTGGCGGTAACGGTTGGCAATCGTCACCACCAAACGGATGTTGCAGGCGAACAGACGATCAGAGGCACGCTTGCCGCGCCGCATGATGGCCTGCTCTTCCCGCGTCGGGTTGGCCTTTTGCTGCAGCGCCACCCAATTTTGAACCTGGCGGCCCAGCTGAATCTCTTCTGCTGGGGTTAGCAGCGGGAACCGGCGAGAGCGCTCAATGATCCAATCGACCGTGGTGTTGTCAGCCATGGCCTCATGCGTCAGCAGCGGGCTGCTCAGCCAGTAGCCACGTTGCCCAGGCCACCATCATCTGGCCGGTCTGGGGGTTGAGGGTGGCATTGGGGTAGGACTGGCGCCACCAGGCAGCCAGCTGATCTTCCAGGGATGGGGCGGCGGGCGCTTCGGGTTCGGTGCTCATCAGGGCGGTGTAGGTGCTGTGGCATGGGTGCTGTGGATCGTGGCGGCCATCGGCGGCGTAGGCCGCGTCAAGGGCGTCTTGCCGGGCCTGTTGCTCAATCGGGTGGCAGTCGCTCATCAGAACGGCATCTCGGCGCTGGTGCTGCTCTGGGCGCTGCTCACAGCCCCTTTGCTGGCCGAGGGGTTGATGGTTCCAAACTCACCGTCGCGGCCCTCTTTGCCTTTGCCGTTGATGTAAAAGCCTTCAACCTCAACTTCTGCCTTTTTCTCGTAATCCCAGATCTTGCCGGTGCGCTGGCGCCCATCATCGTCTGCGCTGTTGATGATGTACTGCGCTAAGGCATAGGCCGAGTCACGCGGCACGAACAAGGTCAGCGACCTGGGTTGTTTGCCGCTGTTGTCGTAGCGGTTCTCGCCGGTGCTCCATTTGATGGGCTTGGGCAGGGCTGCTTTGAAATCAGAAGTGGCCATGGGGTCAGTGAATGACAGGTAGTTGGAAGTAACGGCGCAGGCAGTCATGGACCGCGCCGCTGGGGGTGAGCTGATGCTCGTGGGCGTGCTGCTGGATCAGCTCCATCACGTCCGGCCAGAGATGGGCGCCAACCTTGATGGAGCGGGTGCTGCGGGCATACCGTCGCGCTTTACGCTCGCTAGTGCTAGTCATCACAGGCGCACCAAGCGGTGGGGGCAGAGCGATGGGCATAGAAATCAACGGGCTTAATCGAGATACTGCAATCCTGCAATAGCAGCGGCTGCCTTAGTTGAACCCACGCCGACTTAGCCCGCTCAAACGTGCAGAACCGGTGTTCAATCGGCACTTCATTGGCGCTATGCACAAAGTGCATGGCGTTGCCAACAATGTCGGCCAGATACTGGCCCTTAGCGTTGATCAGCACCCAGCACACCCGGTGCAGATAAGGATCGGGCCAATAGGGCAAGCAAGGATCGTGCCTGCTGCAATAAAGCGCGTTGAGCGCAGTGGTTGCCGTAGGCGGTGATACGGGCATCGAATGCAGCATCTGCATAAGCGTCGTGTTCGACAGACTCGACGGTGGCGATGGCTCGGGATACAGCCGCGAGAGCAGCGTGGATGTCGTCATGCGGTTGCAGGTGCCTGGATTTCATGCAGTTTTTGCATCAAAAAGTCGCGGTGCTCAGTGGTCTTGATGTAATCAGCTGCCTTTTTGTCGGCGGGCAGCTCAAAGCGCTGCTGAAAAGCCTTGATCACCGCAGCGCGTTGCGTTTCATTGACCTTCAGCACGGCATTGACCAGCTCCTGAACCTGTTCGCTGGTGAGGGCGCTGGCGCCCAGCTTCTTGGCGGCAGGCTTCACCACTGCAGGCTTGCTAGCGCTAGCAATTGATGCCGCGTCTTCCTCGCGCATGGGGTTCTCGATCTCCACCCGCGCCCACAGCTCATAGCCGAGGCCAAAGGTGAACGCGGCAGCCGTACACAGGCAGCGGCGGTGCGTGTCGGTCAGCACCCGAGCGGTGATCCGCTCCGCTGGGATCGGGTTGTTGCGGTTGTCCATGCAGGCCTGCGGAAAGTCCGGGGTCTGCTGGTGGCCGTTGGTGAAGTAGCCGACCACATAGCCGCTGCCATCGGGCGCGGTCCAGATGTGGTGCCCTTCGGCGGTTTGGCGCAGCGCAAACTGCCAGCCCGGTGCATGGACGTGCAACAGGTGAGCAATGCGGGCCCAGTTCACATAGTCAGCGGCATAGCTGCCGGTGCCTTTGCTGGAGATGTCATCGGGCGTGATGACACCTCCCAGATTCGGGATCCCCGAAATTGGGACGGTCTCAGTCATGGGTGCGGGTATCGGGCGCCGGATCGGTCGCGGCGCTCTCTGCACCCTAAGACTAGGGTCCGCTAGCTGTCAACCATTCTCCCAGGCCGCTAGCGCATCGGCCACCGGATCCCCACCATCTGCTGCCAATCCGCTCCATTCCTGCGGCGTCCATTCGTGCCAGCCGCTCAGCACGTTGCGCAGCAGGTCGCGCTGCGACGGGCTCAGCTCCTTGCAATGCTTCTCCAGTTCGCGCCACGCCACTGCCGGGCTGAGGCTTTTGGCCTTGGCAATCGCTTCAAAGGTGGCCTGGTGTTCCGCGCTCAGGGTGGCCGCGTCCTCAGCGCTTAAGGGCTTTGGGGAGTTGGCCCACTCCGGCCCGTCCAGCTCACCGACAAAATGGGCGAAAAAGTCCGAAGCCCGCCAGGGGGTGCCCTCGGGGGTGGTGATCGGCTCGCTATCGCTCAGCCGCTCTTTTAGGCGCCGGTCCACGACGCCGCTGTAATCGCCCTGGGCCACGCGCTCATTGGCCATGGCCAGCTGCATGAAGGTCAGCGGGCTGGGCTGCTCCGTTTTGCCGTTTTGGAGCTTGTTAAAGCTGCTGTCGCGCACGGCAGGGAAGCCGGCCTCGTGGCCCCAGTCCTGCAGGGTGCTGTGAATCCAGCCGTTGCGATTAACCCAAGCCGTCAAGGTGCGGCCAAACCGCAGCCGCAGCTCGGGCGAGGGG